ACCGCTATTGCCCACATACACTTCATGCTTAGCGTGCAACAGTACATCCCTTTGTACATTATCAACACTGACTATTGATTGACTTGTTGTAGTTACTGCAACCTGTCTAGTTATTATCGCCATTGATCTGTTCCTCACTCTGTAATCTTGCGCGCCTGAAGCGTTCAAAGTCTTTGTGTTGCTTTTGACCTATCCACATCTTGCGTTGGTGTTCCATCTGTACACCTGTATGTGCATGTAGTTTATACCCAAAACTTTTAGCGCGGATACTCCACAACAAATCTTCACCAACCCATTCTTTATGCAATGGCATATCCTGGTAGAAGCACCACTTATCACCCTGATGTAGTTGATCAGCCTCTTTAACAAATCTTTCAAACACTGATCTATGTATGATAATTGCGCCTGTACCTGCCGCATCTACTTCAATCACACTATCTTCTTCATAGTCATGGATAGCATATAAACCATTATCTGAACCCATCTTGAATATACATGGCACAGGTTCTAGGTATAACTCACCAACATCCCACCCACCATGCACTACACCGGACACAATAGGCCGCTTGTCTTTGTCTGCGGCGGCTACTAACTTCTTAAAATGATCAACAGTAAATCTCTGATCTGTATCTATCTGTAATAACCAATCATCTGTTGTTTTCTGTAAAAAGGTTGAAACAATTTGATTGCGTAATCTACTAATAACACCTGATCCTTGTAGGCTAATAAACTGCCCTAATTGCTTCTGTGATCTAGCCACATCTAAAATACTTGTCATAAAATCTGTTACTACATAACCAGGTGATGTGATACCTATGGTTATCTTTTCTGTATCCTTCATATTGACATCCACCCTTCATATTGAGCATCAGGATTATCTCTGTGCCACTGCTCTTTTAGCCTATTTTGCTGAACCCAATCTACTTCATTGGTAGGCAAACCACAGTATTGACACAATAATCTGCCTAGCATTTGATAAACATGCCGGCAATCTTGGATCAATGCCAACCCTTCTTATCAAAATGTTCAGCCGCTAAACAAGCATTTGGTTCATTATTTACATACCCATATCTATGACCCACATATTTTAAATGTAAATCTATCTGTTCCCTAGGTGTCAATTTCAACACCATCCTATTTTTCATCTGACCTAACCCAAAATGGCTGTTATTCCGGGCTTTGTAATTCCATGAACTCTCTTTGAATATCAAATAGTTGTAACAACTAAATTGATCCCAAGTTTTAAATTTATTGTACGCGTATAACTTTAGGTTCATTACTGAGTTATCAAAAGATTTAGCACTCTCTAAATTCCAAAATGTTGCTAAACATAGAACTCCCCCAAATAGCCAGCACCTTGCGAGCCATCCGCTAAAGCGGCTCGCATTTTTGGCCACACTAACTTAACTTCTTTTGAGTTCTTGTAATCAAGTAACACACATAACAGGATTGATCGGGCATGATCCAGTTACCACATTTACATCTGATTGGTTCGCTCATTGGCTCTCTCTAATAATATGTCCACCATCTCTATGAATGGCCGGCAATGCCGTTTTCTTACCAGGTAAAACTGTTCTTCAATATCCCTTTGTGCATCATAAAATGTTTGTACTGTCCAATCATATTTAGTTGATACTGGGATAACAAAGATTGCCTGCGTAATTTGGCTAATCATTACATAGGCAAAAGGCTTGATTATTTTGCTATCAAAGCCATGCACGGTATCTACAATCACTGGGTTAAATGGGAAATCATCAACATTTTGAAATGATCTACTACTACTTTTAACTTCTAGTATTAGATCATCAACCACAATGTCTTTTTCATTTAGAGTTTTATCTCTGATCTCATCATGGGTTGTAGCAATGGTAAATTCAGGTACATCTACCTTTGGTACACCAAATTGTTGTAATAAGTCAGCAACATATTGATTGTAGCCATGCCCCTCACGCATGGCCTTATGGTAATCAAATTTACTCATTGGGTTTGTAATCTATGTGATTCACGCAACCACAACCGGCACACTTACGCACACCGTTTATGTTGAGCATCCTGGGATCATTGCAAACTTCACAACATTCACTGATTGGCACAATATCCAATTCAACGCCATTGTCTGTAAAGGTTGCTTTGACCCCATACTTATCAATCATTTCCATATCACCCATTGTTACCCCCAGGGTAAAACCATTTCCCATCTTTACTCATGGTTGCCCATTTCGCTTCACAACCTTTTGGACATGTGTAACCGTAGTAAGGCGTACCACGGCCTTTGGATATGCCAGTTTTCAAAATCATCTCGCCATGTTCACAAAATTGAACAGCCGGTACGGTAGTAGCAACTGCATCAACTACTTGATCTAAAGACATTGGCAATGGGTTTGTAACTTCTTCCTTTTTTTCCTCTACAAACTGATGGCGCATGATCCTTTCCATCAACGCTGATTTACTACCAGGGCTTCCATAAACCAATTTGTCAGGTATTGGTTCAGATGGTCTTAACAATAATTCCGAATCTAATGATTGTGTAGGTGTAACAGCCCATGATTGGCGTGCTTTAGCCGCCATCACTTCTTGTTTAGATGCAACGCGCTTTGTTGCAGATTTCATGGCCGCGACTATCGCACGCCCCCAAGCACTTGTTTCACAAATCATAAGTTCACTACCGGCGGTCATGCCTTTACCTGGGATTTGTTCCCAGGCAACGGCTACCCCAGGGCGCACATCATGTGGATCACGGTAACAGGCGGCGGTATAAACCACATAGGTTTTACCTTCAACCTGCACAATGTCATAAGGCTTATTAGGGTTGTACGGTTGCAATGATGCTTCCGGAGCCACATCAACATAATCATTCATGTTCATTATTTAGATTCTCTATCCCAAAGGCTTACAACCTTTTCCATTAAATATTCATTATCCGCTTCAAGCATCTTTTGGCGCATTGATGGATGTGTTCTTACGGTAAATTTTTCTACCTTAACATTTGTATGTTTTGTATCGGCAGTACCGCGTTTATAGCCACTCTTAAAACCTTTGTCATAGCCATTTTCAACTGCCACCATCCAGGTGACACCAATTAACAATGCCACCAATGTAAAAAGGCAGATTGTTATTAACCAACCGTATATCTCATAGTTCATATTTCACCGCTTCCTTGAACTTGTCTAACCAATAGGCTTCAACCATTTTGGCTGACAGCCTTCCTCTAACCTGTTTTGCGCCTATTGCTTTTTTGGCGTGTTTGCGGATTAGAGAAGCCTTTACAAAATGCCTACGCTTTTCATCAACATAAGCACCTGATTCTTTATCATATTTGACTAATTCCAAGTCATTACCTTTTCTAATTCAGCCGGTAATGCAACCGGATCAACATTGTTTATTACTTCATAAACAGTGCCATTTGGGTGTATAGATGGTGGCAACACAACATAACCTTTGTGTTTAATATCTATACCTGGTATCACCTTGCCTTTAAATTGCTTAGTTTTATCTGCAAGGTAATAGAAATGAAAACCGTTATCTGTTTTAACAGTATGGGTATTAGATGTAACACACATACGGCGATATTGTTCCCATAAAATCCTGGATGAAATATTGCGTATATCAAAATCCAATACAACCAAATTAGATTGCACAATGGCCAAGCCAATATTTAAATCCGGATCATCTTTAAACCATTTATTAACAATGGTTACATCACCACTAGCATCCAAATACCCATGTCTTAAAAACTTGCATGGCTCTTTAGATTGTGGTTTTAGTGGTAGAACCCACCAACCTTTTTCAGCATAGGCAACGGCGTTCACGCATACACCCATGACCCACGGTAGTTGGTGGTAAAACAATATTGCCCAACTGCATTGTCAAATGAAATGCTGTAATCCCATTTATTCTGTTTTAAAAATTCAGTAGCCAATATAACTGAGGCATAATTATCTACCCAATAAATAAATAAATGTGACCAACAAATTGTGTCCTCAAATCGGTCTTTTTGTTTTAGCCAATCTGATTCGGTTGCCCATTCCATTTGGCATTGCGTTAAACCTTCAAATTGATTCGGCGTAAGTTTCATTGACGCACCTTTTTTATATCCCAATCAGAATTTTGAAGATTGGCCATAGCCCAATCAAGTGCATAGTTATATGAGTTAAAAGTTTTGACTTCAAATATATTGCCAAACATAAATAATCTAACCGCATATATTTCTTGAATTGTTGATTGTTTCATTATTTTGCCACCGCTTTTACATAACGGCCAACAAATTGGTAATGGTGTGCATCCATAATCCATTTTAGACAAGATACACATAATGTTTTTTCATTATGAGTTTTGTAACCAACACCATAAAACTCTTTTTCACATACTGGACAGTTCATTTAATTAACCCCTTCCGGTCAATTGCGTTTACAAATGCAATTAAACACCCTGGGGCTGACAAATGCAATGACTAGGCACGGCGTGTTATGTGATCTACATCACCCAAAGGCCTTACCCATAGCCGTAAATGAGCCATCCACATTAAATGGGATCATCTCCACGCTCACATTGCCACGCTTAACATGGATGATGACCGCACCTGCCTGCCAATTGGCGTAGCCTTTCGTATAAGCCATCTTTTTCAGGTCACAGGTGTGACCACACTCAACCCCTACTAAAACACGCTCTAAACGGCCATTAAAGGCTTCTGAGGCACATGTGTAGCCCAATCTGTGAGTATGCCCCGAAATTACTGAACGCCCCCA